TCCCAGACTCCGCCGCCCTTATTGACGTCCGCCCCGAATCCAACTTTCCCGAAATATCGCGCCATCCAGAAACCCTTACGCCGCCGGGCGGGTGAAGGTCCAGTCCGCGTCGAAGTTGTGCGGGAAGTAGTAGCCGCTGGCCGGAACCGCGACGACCGACAGCGAAGCGCCCGGGTCGAGCGCAGCCTGTGCGCCGGCCGAGAGGGTCGCACCGGTCTGCTGGTTCTTGTAAACGACGCCGGTGACCGTCGGGATCGTCACGACGCCCGTGGCCGGGTCGAAGGTCGGAACCGTCGGAGTCGCCAGGGTGCCCGCGGTGCGGACCACGACCTGTGCACGCTTCGGGGAGATCAGCGCGCCCGAAACACGGGTTTCGATCAGGTACTTCTCCTGGTTGACGTCGATGTCGAAGTCCGTGAACTTCGTGATCTCGCCACCGCGGGTGGAGCCGACCGTGTAGTCGCCCGGGTTGACGATGACCATCTGGATCTCGTTGTTGTCGCGCATCGCGCCTTCGAGAACCTCGACCTCGACGATCTCCCGGACGTTCAGCGCGGTGGCCAGCTCGGCCTTGCTGTTGTAGTACCGCCGGCCGAGGTTGTCCTTCTCGAGCAGCATGTCGACCATGACGCCGTTGGTCATGAACGCCACCGGGGCCGTACCCTTGTAGTTGTTGCGACCGCGCAGGACCGCCTCGATCAGACCGCTCGGGCTGACGTTGGTCGGGGTGACCAGAACGTCGGTGTAGAACTCGTCGTCCATCGCGATGGGACGGATGTTCGACTCGTCGATCTTGTCGATGTCGTCGGGTTCGCGGCCATCACCGAGCAGGATCGCACGGGCCAGCTCCTCGCGGAGCATGAAGTACATCTCCTCCCACAGCCAGGAGACGATGTCGAAGTCGGTCACGTCGATGATGTCGTCGCGGTCGAGCTTCTGCTTCTTGTAGATGGTCTTGGGGAAGGTCGTCCGGCTCGCGACCTGGAAGAACTGTTCCTTCTTGACGTTGCCCTTGATGTAACCCTTGGCACGGGCCGTGTCGAGGGTGAGGTCCGCGGTCATCGACTTGATGCGCGACCACGGGATCTTCCTGGTGCCGGTGAGCAGGATTTCCACCCACTCCATCCGGCGGGTGATCCACTCCGGCTTCTGGTTGAGCGCACGCGCCTCGGGGAAGAGCATCTCGATGTTCGTGATGCCGTACTCGTCGGCGTGCTGCAGCAGGGACTCCTTGAAGGACCCCATCTTGACGCCGTCGTTCCAGATGGTCTTGATGGCGTCCATCGTGAGGGCCGAGTGCGTGAGGACCGCGCCCGTGCGCGCGTCACCTTCCGCCTTGTTCTGCTCGAAGACGTTGCGCGTCATCGTACCGTCCTTCTCCTTGTGCTCGAGGGACTTGTCGTCCGCGTCCCCGCTGTTGTTCTGGTTTCCCTCGTCGGTCTTCTGATCACCGGTGGTGCCCTGGTCGTCGTCCGAGTGCGTCGCGGTGTTGTCTTCGAGCGCCTTCTTCAGCATGACCTCGAGGAGAGCCCGCTGGTCGTCGTTCAGGGTGTCGTAGACATCCTGGTACGTCTTCGTGCCGGCGTGCTGGAGTTCGATGCCGGTGTAGATCACCGCTTCGTCCGGCAGCACTTCGACGTCACCGTCGCTGTGCTTGATGTTGACGTTGTCGATCTTGGCGCCCTTGTTGGCTCCCTTGAGAACCAGGCTGACCTCGCCGATCTCGCCGTGGAGAACTTCCTTCTTCGTGTTCTCCTTCAGCTGATTCGCGTAGATCGACATCGCCGTGATGTCGCCGTGTTCGACCAGCATCTTCGCGTTCTTCGCCGACGGCGTTTCGTTGAAGAACGCGTAGGCGTACGTACCATCGCCTTCGCGGTGCTCCAGCTTCACGTAGCCGAGAACGTTGTTGGGGTCGTTGTGCAGATGCTGCCACATGAGCGGGACTTCCTGCCCGTCCATGTGCGCGAATGCTGCGGACGTGATCGTTCGCCCGTCCGAGCACTTGAGACCGACCTTCGTCGCGTAACCACTGAAATCGTGCTCGACGGTGGTCTTCGTCACGGTCGTCTCCTTCCATGTTCAGAGCGAGTTCACGCTCACGGCTTGAGTTGCGGTGGTGTTACCCGCTCCGATGGAACTCGGATCGGAAGAGGTTGGCTTGGATTCCCGAGTTTGTTGTCGGGCATGTTGGAGTTCCGGAGCTTGTCGGCGTTCTTGTCCTTCGAAGGGATCATACCGATACCCTGGCGGATCTCGTTCGAAGACATGATTTCGTTTCGAGTGAACTTGTCGGCGATTTCGGCCAACTGATCCACAGGAATGTTCGCGAACGGATCGCGGAAGAATTCGATGCTCTGACCCTGACTGCGGGCCGTCTTCGTGAGGAAGCTTCGACGCATGGCTTCCACAACCGCTTGCGCGATGGGCTTGATCGTGCGGTTGTAATAGTTCTGCATGACCTTGGGATCCGCAGTACCATCCATGACGTCTTTCGTGATACCCAGTTGGCTGTACAGAAGCTCGGTCAAGTACTCGACCTGCTTCAGAAGATTGTTTTCGGACGGACGGTTCAGCTGGGTGATCTTTTCGGTACCATCAGTGTAAGCGATACCGTATTGACTACCTTTGAGCTGGAACTCGATGTCCTTACGACGCTGCTCAGCCTGAGCACGACGGCTATCTGATTTGATGACGTACGGCAACTGGATGATCATGTCCAGCTTACCGGAACTGGACTGTTCATCGACAGCATCCAAAAGTGACAACTTCCGGATAAGCCGCTGAAGAGTCGAACTCGGCTCGTTCATCACAGCGTAGAGAGGATTCTCGATGATCGCTGTGAACGATTTAGCAACAACCACATCTTCTCGGCGAGCGATCTGCTCGTTGTAGAGATGAACCGCGACATGCTCTGGCTGCCACTTGACGATCCTGCCGGTGCGCATCGTCAGGATATCGTAGCCGCCGGTCAAGTTCGGATTCATGGTCGTGTCGACCGGAACAACAGCAATCACGCCTTCGTCGAACAACGTTTGGATCATGTCTTGACGAAAATGACGTGCTGCTTGGTCGATATTTGCTTCCACGGTGAGGCAGTTGTTCAACCCACTGTTGATGTCTTCGGAATATCGACCCTGTTCGTCGAGTCTGACGTGTTTGAGCGTGAGATCCGCGACGTCAATCGCGATGCGATTGTAGATCGATTGAACAATGGTCCGGTCATTTCCAGTCCGGAAATATGTTCGATCAGGTCGAGATCCGTAAGACGTCCCAGTCGACTGGAAAGGATTCGTTCGGTCAAGATTGACGAAAGCATTCCAGCCATGAGAAATTGCCTTGATGGCGCGTTCCATGAACTTCATCCACTACCTCCTCTCGTCACTCGAACGCCTCCTTGTTTGCTTTGAAAGCCACATAAGCGTCCATCAAGGCCGCCACGTTATCGATTTTTTCTTCAGTCCGCTTCTTCAGCAGCTTGCGGTTGCCGTTCGTGTCTTCGAGAGTGATGGCGTTGCCCATTGTGAAGGTCATGAGACCCTCATCGAAAATGAGTAGACGTTCTTCGGCCAACTTCTTTAGTTCTCCGAGAGGAACCGATTCGGTCCGAGCTCCCTGTGGAACTTTCTCGATTCCGTATGAGCCGTTTTCTTGCTGCCAACGTTCGACGAACTCTTTCGAGTTGTAAGGGTCGAAACCAAACGCTCGAACGTCGTAGCTATTCTCTTGAATGTGCCGATCGAGATCATCATAGACCTCCATCATGTCGAGGACAGTCCCCTCCATGATATGAAGACTATTCTCACGCCTGAATTCTTCGTACTTGTGTCGAAGTGCCCCAGGAAGTCTCATCAAAGTCAAAGAGGTGATATAACTTCGAGTCTTTATACCGTATCTACCGCCCGAAAGCGGGAACAAGAACGTAAAGGCACAGAAGTCGTCGCCCTGCGAAAGGTCCGCACCCAAAGAACAAGGCATGTCCCAAAACACAGCGCGGTTGTGAGGAATGGTTTCCTCGTAGGTGAAGAAATACGTGTACCCTTCCATCGGGATCCCGAATCGCTTCGCCAGAATATCGTTACGTGCAGCAGGCGCTTTCTCAGCCCGTTCGACATCAAGCTGGTAAGTCTCGTAAGTGACGGTACGTCCGATGTTCGGTTGTGCCTTGACCCACATTTCCGGGTCAGCCACTTCTTCGAGCTCGTCCAGCTTGTAGTGCCAGATCGAAACATGGGGCGCGAGGTAATCACCCTTGAGAATCTCAGCCAGCTCCATTTTGATCGTGTCACCAGAGCCATTCCGAACAGTTCCTTCAGAGCTGATGGCGACGATCAACCAGTCATCAAGCTTTGAAGCACCCTGTTCGATAGCGCCGACAACATCCTCACGCAAGTCACCCGAAAGCCACTCGTCGATGGTAGACACAAGCGGGCGAAGGCCTTGCAATTTGGCGATCGCCATCGGCCGGATCTCGAGAAGACTTCCGGTAAGGAAGTTCTCGATACCCTTCTTAGTCGCGGCGAGCTTCTGCCGAAGAAAACGGTTGCCCGTCGTGTTCTGCATCGAGCCCATTGTCAGAAACGCAAACAACGGGCCTTTTGCTCGCGTGATGGCAGTCCGGAACGGAGCCATCACTTCTTCGGCTTGTTTCATTGTTGGAGCTGTTGTGATTTGATGTGTCGTTGCCGTGTGCACTGTCAGAAAATAAGCCTGGATGCACTGAGCGTACATGGATTTGGCCGCACCGCGAGCCACAATCAAGAATTGCTTGTTCGTCAGCCTCTTCTTGATGGTCTTCGTAACGTAACGACCGCCTTGGCCATTTTCGTTCGGTGTCCAGACCGATCGGTCGACGAAAAACCACCAACCAAATATCTGCTCTGCCCACAATTTGAACACTGGGAGCAAATGCAGATCTGTACCATCAGTCAGTGTTAGTTCGCCTTCACAAAATTTGACAAATCCGTCGATCGCTTTGTCATCGTAGTAGATGTTTGGGTTCGCGATGAGATCGTCGATCCGGTTCATCTCCGCCGAGATCTCACGGTTGACCGGAATATCGCCCCGGAGGACTGCATCCCGAAACTGACCGTAATAATACGGGGTCGCCGTGTTCGACAACGCCATCGTTCACCCCCTAGTAATCATACGAGTTCAAATTGAAAATCATCTTCTGGTCTCCCCAGAATGTGCCGATTCGATCGAAGTACAGCGAGCTCGGAATCATCGATGCACGTCGATCGCTTGGACCGTAGTTGTTCGTGTTGACGACAACCTGGTCGGAGTTTGCTGATCCCGCGGGACCGATTGTTGCGTGAGGCAGGAAATCCTGATGCTGACTCTTGTTCCACCCTTCGACGAGCTTCCGAGCAACCAGAAGCTGAGGTGTGGGATGGAAAATCAGGGCGTCAACTTCTTCGCCGGACTCACCGAGCTGGTCGACACTCATCACAGGAAGAGAAAACGACCCGGTGATTCGAGCCGCCGAAATCGTGTCTTTCGCCAAGGCGTTGTAGTCGGCGTCGTTCAGATCAGCGATCTCTCCCGCGTAAACCAACGTCATGTGCGGAAGATCCTGCTTGCACCAGTCGCCGTTCGCCGGCAGGAACGCGATCATCGCGGTCGTGTTCATGCCGCACCTCCTGTGGCAGCCTTCTTGATCACAGCGCCAGCCACCTTCTTCGCGACTCGCTGCTGCACTTCGCGCTTACCGATCTCGAGAAGGGTTGAGGAAACCCATCGAGTAACGGCCGACTGTTCGTTGACCTTCAGTCGCTTGAAGTCTTGTTCGAGCTGCATTCGACGGATGGCATTCTGAAGTTCAGCGTTCGAAATCGTGTGAACACCCTGCTTCTTCGCTGCCGTCTTCGTTGCTGTAGCCGAGGCGGAGTCGGAAGAAGCCGGATTGCTCTTCTTCCGAACACCCCAGTGCATCCCCTTGACGCCGTAGTGAGCGAGGAACTCTTCGGGGGTCATTCCTCAATCACCACCAGCACTGGAGGATTGGGATCGACCCATTGAGTGTCCTCCCTTTGGACGTTGAGACGCCACTCGAGCTCTTTGATCTGTTCCTTGATCGCCGACGTGGCGTAGCCACTCTGCGGCGGGTCGAAGAGCAGCTTGACTCGAAGAAAAACGTACGACTTGACGTGGTTCAGTCGAGGGTCGCTCCCAAGGAAGGCATCCCAGGTCGGTTCCTTGTCCTCGATCATGAAGCCGCCGACAGGACCCACACCCAACTGCCACAGCGTACTGAAAGCAGAGTTGATGTGCATGATGATGTCGTCGTCGAAGGCTGTGTAATCCTCGGCGAGGTTCAGCGACTTCTTCGTGCTGCTGAGAATGCTGGTGATCACTGGTCACCTCCCTTGAGAGCGATTGTCCTTGATGAACTACCGACGCATGAGCCGGTTGACCTCGGCCTGCACCGCGGCGTAGTTCCAACCCGCTCCTTCGAGCAGGCGCCTGCGTTCCGGCATGTTCCCGTAGTGCCCCGCGATGACCTGCTGGGCGATCTCGGTGAGCGTCGAGCGATGTGCCGCCGGAGCACCACCGCCAACACGCTGATTGACGATGCGCTGGACGGCGTCGTAGTCGTAACCGGCCGCTCGGAGACGATTCTTCCGGTCGTCACCGTTGCCCCACTGACCCGCCAGAACTTCGTTGGCGATCTGATCGATGGACTTGCGGGCCGGGGGCGGCTTGGGCTGGACGTCACCACCACCGAGCTTGCGGTTGACTTCCGCCTGGACGGCCTCGGGATCGTAGCCCGCGGCACGCAGCCGGGTCTTGCGGAAATCGCCGTTCCCCCACTTTCCGGCGATGACCTCGTCGGCGATCACGGAGATCGGTTTGCTTCCACCACCGGGAGCAGGCGGCGTGGGGGTCGAACCGCCCTTGAAGAAATCGTAGGCCTGCTGGGCGACCTGGATGAAGTCGCCGAGCTTTCCGTCCATGAACGGACCGGCGCAGGTGGTGGACTTCCAGTGGTGATGCGGGACGATCGAGGAAATCGTCGGGCGGAAGCCGAACACCTTGGCGTGGATCCAGCCGGCGAGACGGGCCGCCGATCGCCAGGTAGTCTCGGACACCGGCCAGTCACCGCTCGTGGCCTCGTTGCACATCTCGATCGAGATCGAACGCTGGTTGCCCTCGGTGTTGCCGCAGGCCCAGGCGTATTCGTTTATCTCGACGTACTGTGCCACGTTGCCGGCCGCGTCGACGTCGAAGTGCGCCGATGCCGGGCGAGTCTTCCAGACGTTCAGCACGCCTTCGTGGGAAAGACGGCCGCCGTTGTGGTGGACTGTGACCATGTCCTTGCGGTACTTCGTGTGGGTCACGTGACCCGTGGCGTTCAGACCCGCGATCAGGTTCTTGACGCCCTTGTCGTAGGCAGCGACCATCAGCTGTTGTCCTCCTGCTTGTCGGCGTCCGCTTCGGCGTAGCTCTGGAAGTCGG